TAATATCTCACCTGGGGCATAACCAGACAAATCAAATCGCACGACGATTTGTCGTAAAAATTCAGGAAGAACGGTACTATCTCTGACAACAGCCGTCGTGGTACGTGTAGATGAACCATCTCGCACCACTAGATAGCCATGCTCAATGAGCCATTCTGTTGATTCATTGCCAGTGATAACCCCATTGCGAATCAACTGCTTACGAATTTCCGTATTTTCATACACGTCCCCGGCTTCAAAAATACGTGTTTCGGGCGATGTAAAGGTGGAGTTTTTTACCGTCCAAAAATCCTGTGGCGGTGTTAAACGCACTACCGCCGGCAATGGCGAAAATGAATCATACGGATTTACGGCCATCGTACCTGTTTTAAGGGGCTGAGTAATGATTTCCGCCCATCCGGTCGGCGTCAGTGCCGCCGGTTCCTCTAGCACGTGTTGATACCCAGTGATGGCAATGCCTAAAGTCAAATTGCCATCCATGATCGCCGCCGTTTGTTCCAGACCCTCATCGCGCAGATCATCATCCAGGAACGGATCAGCGAATACCCCCTTTTTGGCGGCTAAATCACGTTGGGACAAATCCAATTTAAGCCGCTCTTCCGCCATCAAAGCGAAGAGTGTATCAATGCGCCGGTTCATATAATTGAGATCACGCATGGGAACCATACGTGACGCATTGTTGATGATCCGGGTATTGGTATCCCAGTGTTGCTCGACAACCGCGATATTTAACATGCCGCTGGGTACCGTGGGCACACGAGGTTTCAGCGGGGCTGAGATCCCGGTAACAACACGCAAATAGCCAAGCACATCCAGGCAGATTAAATCATAGCGGGGTAGTGCCCATTCATACGTAATCAATATTTCTGTATCCGCCACCGCATCGGTCACTTCTAGCCCGGTATAGTCATAAGTCTGCGGGACAAAAGTATCTCGATACGTATAGGTCACATCATACGTTTCACCCGGGGATGGCTCATCCCCCAGCAGAGACCAATCGACTTTGGACGCGGTTAATTGATAATCCTGATCTTCAACATAGGTGGTTTCACCCATCTCTACGGAAATAAGCGACACAATCGACGTGCGTAGTACATTACCTGGGCCGTAAATTGGGTCCAGCGATCCAGGCAAGCCGTGCGTAATGCTAGTCGTTTCCTGACGCACGACAGATAACTGCGTGACTGTATGAATCGGCGGATAATCTACCGTGACACGTTCTGTTCCACCTGCCGCGAGATGCGTTTCATTCGTGACTAAACGGGTACTGGGGGTGGCTTCAAATACCAAAGTACGCGCATGCTGCTGAATGATCTCTTCGCCATTCACCCGTGCTACGCCAGCCGCCACAGAAAAGACTTGATCCCCATCCTGCGTATCATCTAGCCGTGTAACCGCCATGCCGCTAGACACATAGTATCCACCCGCCGATTGGCGGTCATAGCGCGCGATGGCCTGAGCCACCGCGTCTACATTAGAGGGTAGTTTTTTATTGACAAGATAACCATCCAAAATTTCAAACACGGGATAAAAGTCGCCCGTGTGGCCATCCCCTTCATAACCCCATTCGCAAATAATTTGCAACCGGGCCGCTCCCGGTTCTTGGTAATTGCGAAAGGATATTGCCGGATCGCGCAAATCGGGATTTTCTAATTCCGTAATAATGGCTTCAGTAATATAGACTCCAACAATCACCAGGCCCACGACAGGTACCGTCATGCTGCCCGGCGGTACTCCGCGCACCGCCCCGCGCAGATATAACGCGCCGCCGGTGATGGTAGTAGCACCCGTGGTCGGGTTGACGACAATATCCGCTCCAGACAGTACGTCCCCCTCTTTCAGCAAGGCATCCGTCACCTGCTGCAAACGAAACATGCTCGATGACTGTAATTCATTCAGTTCACTTGATTGCAGGACGTTACCCGCACGAAACAAGTGCCGCTCATAGTTATCAGCAGCATCAAACCGATCGTAGTATTGAGCAAGATTGATAGTCATATCGTTAATACAAATTCAAATTGCTGGCGGTTGAGTGGGGAACGCACTAAAGGCGTTTCAAATCGCTCGACAGCCAAAAGCAGCCCGGGATCAGTAACCTCTGCTGGCACAAAATAACGCTGGCCTTCGGGCAATCCCGGCTCAATCGTAGATCCCAAAAATAGACCTACTTCCCGAATGACTTGGTCTGCCGCGTCGGCAAAGCCGAAATCAAAACGCAGATACAGATGCTGCGTTGGTCCGGCGACAAGGGTAAAGCGTCCAGTCGGCGTTTCTACCAGGCCGTCATCATCCGGTATGGCGTAGCCACTACTATGCAGCGCCGCTCGCCCCACTTCTGCCACCAGGTCGGTATCGGCTAATAGGGGGGGCAACGGGGTTTCATCCCAGTCTGGATCGCCCGTTCCCCATGCCAAGTGCAAAGCATTGTTTTGGATAGCCTGCGCCAGTGCCGCCCGGCCCACATCCGTCAATATGGCCATAATGCCCTCTCAGTGAGATAGGGTGAGTGTAGTATCACGACTAATGCTGGTCAGGTTAACCAGTCAACTCAACTGTATCAGTCATAATTAGGTACTCCGATGTAGTTGCCATCAGCAGTAATCAGTAAAATTCCGTCCTCAGCCGTTAGCTCGTAAAGTCCACTATCCAGCCAAAAGGTTTTTGGTGGTAGCATTTCGACTGGCACAGCGCTGATAGATGCCCATGGCCGCGCATCCCAAATACCCGTCCAGGCAAAACTAGCCCCAAGCTCTTGATACGGCCCTCGAATACCCAAGGTGGCTACACCGGTCACGCGAATGGCCGCTAATCGGAATGCCGGAATCGGCACCATGGCGGACAACACAAGATCATCAGAGAGCCGCCCAAAGCGATTCACGTAGAGTTGTTGTGCGTAGCGGGTCAAAACATTGATATGAGTCGTCCAGTTAGCTGCGAGGTCTTCTACCGACATAGGCCCCGGCTGCGTCAGCGGGGGTAATAAGAGCGTGCCAGCAGGACGATCCGCCTCTGCTTCCGTCAGTATCCGTGCCCAGTTCAACCCGACGGGTGATGTCAACTGCAGAGTGTGATATTCATAGATCGGCGCACCTTGGAGATGATCGGCACCGGACAAGGCAGAAATACTCAGCAGATGGCGCTCTTGCCAGGGCTCACGCATGCTCACCCTGGCCCCGGTACGATCAAAAATATTTCCAGCCATGGCGACCGGATTACTGCGTGCGCGCTGCACCTCTTTGATGATGCGCGCGGTATAAACAGCATCGGCCTCCAATGCCTCTTGATTGCCCGATGCGGCACGCTGCAATGCCTCATATATCAGGCGAGCATGAAAGAGTGGAGCTGGTTCGCCTTCTTGCCGCGACACAGCAAGGATATTGGCGAAAAATTGCTCCCAGGCACCGCGTAGCGTTAGTTCATGCCCCGTGGAATTGACGGGATTGTATTGAGCGATACGTTGTGACACATCCAGATACGGATTGTCTTGAAAAGTCCCGCGACGGGGAATGCCAAAAATTTCTCCAAATAAATCCGCCCATTCGTGCGTCGCATCGGGCAGAATCAATTGACTCAGGGCTAATGGAATCGCCGCGCGTCCTTCACCCAGCACCTTTCCCAATGCCCCTAGCAAAATCATTAACGGGGCTGTAAAAATGGTTAGGTGATCGCCATTTGATAAATCCTGGTTACCAGCACCATCTAAGAGCGTCGTTGCGCTCAGGTGTCCAATGGCCGTATTCAAATAAACAATTTCAAAACCAGCCAATTCCAAGGCACTGGCTAAGGCACTTAAACTATAAGCCTCTAAATCCCACACCGTTGACAGCGCGTCATCCACGGTCAGGGTCAACTCATAACCGTCTATAACCCACGCCGCGCCCAACGGATGCCGTACCCGCAGAGCTAATATCGGCTCCGGGTCAGAATTAAAAATAGAATGTAGGTGCCCGCGCAGGGCTTGACTTACGTGGTCCATGTCAATGTAAGTGTGCCCAAATATAGCACCGTATTAAGCGGAACGGTTAGAGTGGCGACTGGCGCCAATACCGTTACGGCCATCACGCCTTCCACGCCCAAAGCTAAATTGATAATATCAATGGGCCTCAATTGATGACCTGGCATAGCTGCGCCAATGCCATGCTGTAGTCTCTCCTCTACAGTAGTTGCCACGTCAATTTGCGAATAGCCCACATCTAATTTAATCTCTAAAGCCACATTGACCGCTTGGTTGGTCATCGCTTTTACCAGGACCTGCATACCGGCAGGTCGATACCCGCCAATCCAGGCATTCTGTGCATAATCCGGCGTGCCATCGACGAAATCCTGCACAGCCTCTAGCAATTCTGCCGAGGCGCCATTATTCCCATTGTGAATATAAAGTTCGACATAACCGGGTGTCTCGTACACGGCGACACGCTGGGCACGCTCCGCTACAGCGCCTGTGATGGGATGATAGATGGCGGGAATCGTAGCCGCATACTCCAGCGACGCGGGTGTACCCCGCGCTAAAGACCGAATAAAGGCCGCGAAGCGTTCGGCGCGTTGTTCTTCGGTTTCGTTATCTTGCCCACCCGCTAAAATCGCTGGATTATCAACCGTATATAAAATTGAATCATTGATAACAGCTAACGCATGAGGCTCAGCATTGCCTGCCGCCCCAATCACCTCCGCAGTAATGGATACGGTAGCGGACGCCGTGTTTTCCGGAATAACGACCTCGGCATCCGTAGTGAAATATGCGCCACTCTCTGTCAGCAATCGCGTCCCACGCGGAATGGTCATCTCCGTCTCAACTAATCGGGCAAAAACCGCTGTACCGGTGGCGGCAATGCCCTCCCGTAATGAAAACCCAAAGCCGATATAAATCGCAGTAGGAATGGCCCGCATCAGGCCCAAATACATTTCCTGATAATAATTATCTAACTCAACGGCATTGGCTTCGAGCAGGCTCCGTGTCACCGAACCCACATTGAAATCCGTTAGCCGGTCAGTAGACAAGCGCACACGTTCAATTTCAGCCGCGACAATCTCAGCAAACGGCTTCGGGGTAAAAATAGCAGTCATGGATTCAGCACCAAATTGAAATCAGTCGCACTATTGTTCCCGACCAATGTGATTTTAGCGGCTATTTTGATCGTATCGCCCGCGACATCCGCCTGGACATAATGGACCTGGAACACGCGCGGTTCACTTTTCAGTGCTTCGTTCACCCAGGCGGAGGCCATAAGGCTAGAGAAAGGTGCCGTTGGAAGACCGATGGCTAATGTCACATGACAGCCGTATCTCGGATGATAGGTTAGCTCACCAAATAGCGTTTTCAGTCGATGGGCTAAGGCTTGAATAACATTATTGACTCCGGACACCAGCGCCAAATCGCCCTCTGCTGTTTGTAAGTGGCCTTGGGACAGAATAAGATCGGTGCCATGCGTGCTAACCAGGGTGGGCGGTAGGGCCGCATTGTCCGGCCAGGGAATCAGTAGCGTATCGCCCCAGATCAGCGTATGCGGGAGCCGATCCGTGGGATGCCAGGACGCAACCAGAAACGGCAAGCGTAGGTTATTGAGTCGGGCAATCTCGACCCATCGGGTCGCATCGCCCAATTCTCGTGTCGCAATGGCTCGCAGGTCTTCGCCTTGCTGCAATGTAAGACTTTTGACGCGGCTCATACGCGCACCAGGACAGACCGTGCTAAGGTCGAGGCCAGGGTAGATAGATCCCAACTACTCCCCACCAATACGGGGTCCTGCCCCAGCATCAGGATGGCATTTTCAGCCCCCGGCAGAATCCGTATGGGCGCTAGAGTCTGTGCTGTCACCCAATCCAACCCCAGATAGGCGGTAGGTAAAAACTCCCGTTGGGTTAATGTGACATCGGCCCATAGCACCCGAGCCCATCGCGCCCACTGCATGGCATAAATGCGTGCCCGCCGTTCATAGCGCCGCGCCAATTCCTCAAACAAATGCACTGTCGCCCCGGCAACCCGCTGCGCATTGGCTAATCCCGCTAAGTCCGCCTCGGTCGCATGCTGCTGGTAAGCCGCGAGCAATAAGGGCGCCGCCACTTGCGCCATGGCCGCCAAACGGCTGAGTAAATCTGCATAGAGACCCGCGCGTGCCGTCAAGCTATCGGCCAGTAACAGAGTAGCCGTCTCTTGCAAGCGTGCTACAGCCGCCTCGGGGACTTGATTGGGTGCGGTCAAAGCCAGTAAGGCGGGCGAAGTCACATCCAATGCCTTTAAGACAAAAAGCCGCCAATCAAATCTGCAACACCGTAGGATTTTATCCCAGTCATGCGCAGGGTATATTGATACAACAGTGGGCGTTGACGGTTTTTTTGCGTTTGTAAGCTAATCGGATAAACTTCGTAAACACAAACATTTAGCGTATCCACCCAGTACATTTTTACGTTTTCAATGGGCTTTCCTGCTGCCGCTTGTGCCTCACGCAATTGATGAAAGAGTCGAACGACTAATTCCCTAAAAACCACAAAGGCCATGAATCCGTCCATTACAAAACCGCTGCGCCACCCGGTATGACCCGACACAACAATATCCACCAGCCCTTCGCCAAAGTCATCGACAAAGCCGCCATCAAACGTTTGAATAATCGTGCCACGTGTCGGATATAAATATTGGATAGACTCTGGCCGAGGATTAAATAAATAAAACGAGACCGGGGCGGCTATATCAAAGCCGCCCACATTCAACCCTGAGCTGAGGGTGATAACAATCCCGATTGGGCGGTTTTTTTGCGAAGTAGGCATACCGCCATTGTGGCGTCACGACTGCAAAGGCTATATGGCGCGTATCAGCCGCAGACGAGCGGATCGGCAATATGATCGCAGCTTCCGATTACCCACGCTTTACTGGTGATGGGTGCTTCCGAGGTGCAGACCTGTACCCGTGATGCCACGATAGACACTGTTTTTCCAGCGGTAATCGAGGCATTCCCGGAAGCATCCACCGCGACATCGCCTAATGCTCGTATACGTATATTGCGCTCCGCGAATACATCAATATCACCAGATGGGCATAACCGCAATTTACAAATCTTTTTAGCAGACCGATTCAACAACGTAATCGCCACGATCGTTTCTTTATTGTGCTTCAGCTTAAATACCCCATCAAAATCATTGCCTTCCAGTTCATCAGGTTCATCCCCTTCCCCGATGCGAATGTGTGCGCCTGCAGGATGGACTAAATCCATAAAGCCTGCATCTGAAATCGTGCGCACGAAATCACTGGTATGTCGTTCGATTAACCGATTTTTATCACGGTCTTTCGTAAAGGCCATGTGTGTACATTGCGGATAGATAAAGCCCAGACACACATGCACACCCTGAATGGTCGCCACGACGGCATTGATATGGCGCTTATTCGGGTCCCACTCTTCCGTGTTGGGATCATGTCCCTCTTGGTCGGGGGACGGCACACCCGAAGTAAAACCAAAATCCGTGCCTCCGTAAGGTGTCATAAGCTGTACGTCACGGCCATAATCGCCAGTATCCAGAAAAATAACCTCCATTTTCTGCCCTTCCGGGTGTACGTGCGTCACACGCGCCAGGCGAATGGTATTAGCGGCAAAGGGGTTAGAAATCATTTTTTTAATCTCCAGTTTTGCGTTCTTTATCCCAGGGGTTTTTGATCTCACGGCGCACCAAAATTTGATTGCCTCGGATGTAATCCATGGTCGTTAAATAACGTCGATAAGGCTGAAAATCTTGAACGATATTGGTAATGTAGCCGTGCCACACGATATCGCCTCGGTGCAAACGGAAATAATCCCCGACCCGCATCATCGGATAACCTTTCAGGGTCATACTACCGCGCTCAAATTCGTGAATACTCGTTTGCGCCTGCACCATCCACTTCTGGCGGTCCTGCGCCCAGGTCAGCATTTGACGTTCACCCTCGCGTTGTGATCCGCGCGGACGATTAACCGGCGTTTCTGCAATATCGCTATGAAACAACCGTGTTGCCTCTTGTTGAATTCGGTCACCGTATTTAGCCCGCGTTTCACCGTTCACTAAGCCGGTCATTTCTTTCACCGCCTGGGTAAATGCTGCCGAGGCCATGAGTGGAGTGTGAATCCAGACATGATTCACTAATTCCGCATCATCCCGATGCGCCCGCAAAGCAACGACATGGGCTAGCTTAACGTTCCACATCGTCACCGA